GACATTTATTACCCCAAAGATCGGGCACGAACAATAGGAGTAGAAGAAACAGATGCCCTTTGATCTGCCACCTCAATATCGCCTATGGAGTTAGCATATAACTGACCCCATGTGGCTAGACGCTCATCGTCCTTTAAATACGGACTTGCTTCAACTAAAGCTCCGTATAAGTACAAGTCTGGGGCATAGAGCAAAAGCCAGTTGCTTGTGTTTGAATCACTCAACGCAGGAATCTTACCATAGTAAGTTAATTCACCTGTGTAACCAGTATCAGGAGTTGGAATTACCTGTATCTGAGTGCCAATAATTGTATAGAATTGAGGCTTTCCAACTGCAATATACTGAGTTGAAGATCCATAATCGCCTTGGTTTTGCGTTACATACTGTAGGTAAGTAATTGGATTTGTATTCAGTTGGAACTCTTTGGCTTGTAAGAAATCAGATGGGAAAGCAAAATATTGCGTATCCAAAGTGGCATTAGCCCTTTTAACCATTTGTCTTACACGTAACTTACGATTGAATTTAGCTTCTGCAACAGTAATAAAGCTAGGAATAACAGAAGTCAGGTCATCCCGATTAAGATAATCCGCTATTGTTGCTTTAAGCCCTGCAAAAGTATCAATTGCCATTTTCTACATCCCTACACATTAGTGTGTGTTCATGTTTGTATTCAAATGTGCCAATATGGAAGATCTGTTTTGAGAGATCTTGGTCAACATAAGTTTTATGCCCATTCTCAGCGGCTCTACGGCAAAACCATACATCTTCACCAATGTAGTCTTCCGCAAGGGGAACCCAAGGTATAGCAAACCAAGGATATTCCATAGATTTATAGACTTCGGATTTAACGAGCATTACACCCATTCCGCAGTAGTCTACCTCAACAAGTCCTGTTGAATCGTCCTCAGTATATACCCGATTTACAAATCTTGCATCCATATCTGGAGTATTTTTTTTCACCGCAATCGGTTCTGTAGGGAATCTACGTTTTGCATAGTTTCCACAGACAACACCAGTATCGTGTGCCAATAATCGGATAATAGAATCCTTTGGAAATCTCATATCGCTATCTAACCACATGGTATGCGTACATCCTGCATCTATCGCATCCCTAGCTAAGTCCTGACGTTGTGATGACAACAATGTTCCAGAACTAGTGTAGATCACTACTTTATGATTTGTTGTGCCTACAGTAAATCCAACTAGTTTAGCTAAATCAAAAGCAAATCCAGAATTAACAAAATCCCGTGTTGGAATTAAAATTCCAATGGTCTTACTATCCATTAAACTTCTCCAGGTCTTGTGCGGAATGCACGATTATCAGGGTCATTTAGCCAACGCTTCATGTAAGCTTGGTCTTCTAATTTGCCTTCGGCTTTCATTTGATAATACAAAGCCATTGGAATGGATGCAATATGGTGCATATCACCTTTCCAACTAGCCCGTTCATCAAACGAATTAAATCGTTCTTTGTTTGCTTCTACTACTTCAGTAGCATCAATAATTGTCTGAATGGTTGCCTCATCTTTGTCATTGTCGTAATGCCAAAGCTTTTTGGTTCCCATTTCTGAGTTTATGTCGAATATTTTTGTAGTCATAAAAAAAAGGGTGGGTTATTAGCCCACCCCTGTATTCAGATTAAGACTGAATTGTTGAGTTCAAGTCATAGACAGCGCCATGAGCTTTCTCATTCTTAACTTTCAAGCCCCACTCACACAAGAGCATACGCTTCTCAGCATCACCTGTCTTAGCCAGTTCAACTGTCTGGAAGGGACGCAAGAAAGCTACTGATGCGTACTCAGGATCAAGCACAAAAACATCACGCTCACGTTGGAACCTGTTGGCAACGATACTCACGTTTCCGAAATCTGAAACATAAATATCTGCAGCGCCAATGATAGTTGAAGGCTTAGGACCTGTAACATTGAAACGCTGACCAGCAATGCCAGCCATCTTAGACAAGTTCTGCTTGTTAACAGGACCAGCCATAACGATAGATGGGTTGCCACCTTCTGTCCACACCTTCTGGATTACATCCTTCAGCAATGTTTCGCTGAATGAACGCAAGTTACCTGCAGTAGCATCTGTACGTGCTGCATCAGGAATAGTGGTGTATGAAGGATCAGAACCACCAGTACCTTCGTTTGTATTGGTCTTCAAGAAGGCCAACAATGCACCTGTTTTACGTGCAGCAGATGTAGAACCAGCGGTGGCGGCTTGGTTAGCCAACATTGTGGCCTCCATGTCACGCTTAATTTCCGCAGATTTTTTAGCCATCTGGTAGCTCAATTCTGAGCGGCGACCTGCTTTGTCAACCGCTTCCAAAGTACCAGCAATGATTACATCCTTACGGCTAATCTGGGTGTAGTTGCCCAAACGAACAGTAGCTGTAACTGCTGTGAAAGAGGTGATGTCATCGCCCTCGATCTGTGCATTAGTTGTGATTGCAGCAGCCAAATCATCAGTTTGCCATTCAAAGAAAGTGTTGGTGACGTTTTCACGCCCAATGTTTGACATAAATGGAGTCTCTTCTGGTGAAATCTGATAGATAACATTTGAAAGATCTTCCCGAACACCCTTCGCATCAAAGCGGGTGTATGTGTTAGTAATAGCAGCCATGATAATTCCTTAAATAAATTTCTCGAAAAGGGATGCGGCATCTCTGACGCTTCCTGTTTGTGCAAGACGCTTTTTTGCGTTATTTAAATCACTCGACTTAGAACTTACGCTACCCACCGAACCAGAGCTAACCATCTTTGGCGCTTTCTTAATCTTTGCTTGGAATTCTGGACGTTTACTCATCATCTGGTCATACTTCCACGCCTTGTGAAGCGCTAGTAATGCCCTTGAATCAGTGATGCCGTTCAGCTCCTGCTCGGAAAAACCCAAATTCTGACCATACTCTAACAAAGCCTTACCTTCTGCTTTAGCTTTCTCTGGAGAACTCCACTCTGGAATTTTCTCTTTCAATATTGCAGTTTCCTGCGCTAAAACATTTTGTATCTGCTTTTGAGATTCAGCTTGATACAGTTGTTGTAGTCTGAATTGCTCTGCTTGTACTGCGTTTCTCTGTTGTTGTCTACGCTGATGGGATGTCCATTGACGGGCATATTCAGTCGGATCTTCAACTTCTAAACGATTCCAATCAGGCTCTTGAGGCTCAAACTCCTGCAATTTCTGCTGTAATTGTCCTAAAACCTGAGCGTATTGTTCACGCTCTCCACGTACTTGCTGAAACTCAGACTCGACTAATTTGCGCTCTTCTGCTAGTTTCTGCGTTTTCCGTGTGTAGTCAGCTTCACGTTGATAACCTCGGATAAGTTCTTCCTTGGGGACTTCGATTTCTTTGCCATCAACTTTGACAACAAACTTCTCATCCCTTTGGACTTGTTCCTCAGACTCTTCGTCTTCGCCTTCTACTTCCTCAGAAGTTTCCTCTGCTTCGTCTTGCGGCTCCGCAGATTCCATTTCCTCAGACTCAGATTCGGGTTGCCCCTCCTCTGGTTGCGCCTCTGCACCAGTGTCAACACCCTCTTGAGCGTCTAGCATGGAAGCAAAGCTTTGCGCTGCTTGATTTACTGTAATCGAACCGACTGCGTTTGCGTTATCGGACATATTTACCTCTTAGTTTAACAATCATTTGTTTGGGGGTCTACCCCGTCTGCGAACAAGGGCAACTTCTGCCATCTTGCCCGTATCCATAACAGAGCGTAGTTTTGCTCTCAGAATATCAACTGTTGTAAGAAGCAAATAAGCTTGCTCTCTTACTGGTCCTTCCATTAACTTGGAAGAACGAATCTCACGATAACAATCGTCTTCTATTCTTTTAAGCATTTCATTGAGAAGTTCATCCTCAAGAAGTAACTTTGCTCTATCTCCTCTTGCGAGGTTAATTTCTAGATCGTCCATTTACATCATTGGTTGGGGCTGTTGATTATTCATTGCAGCCTGTTGACGGATTAACTCTCGGTCTTTATTCATTGCAGCTTCTATTTCCGCACTTTGAATTTGTACCCCATATTTCAATTCTAACTCATATCTACGCAAAATACCATCTTGCTCAATACGATCTCTTTCTCTGTCATCAGACATAATCATTTTCTGACGCTCTAAATCCAATTCAGCAGCTTTCTTTTGAATATCGGCTTGAATAGCTTGAGCCTGTACTTGAGCCAAAGTTTCCTCTGGTGTAAGTCTTGGAGCCTCTGGAGGTGGCATTTGGAAGTCAGCAGGTAACTGGTTAAAGTAATTCTGTGAATCTTTAATACCCGCCAGTTGCAACATCTTAGTTAATGTATTGGTGTACTGTGGTATTGTAACAACAGGATTATTAGGACCTGTTTCTTTAATCAACATTTCCTGACGCATAGCGACTTGATTCAGAATATTAATTCTGTCTTCAATACTGCCATCGCCCACACCAACATTGACTGTTACATCCATGTTGGAGTCCCATGAACGTGGGTCAATTGGCACGAATGTATTACGCAAACGAACCATCCTTGCACGATCTTGATTCTCAACAACCAACTTCAAGATGCCAGTAAACAGCTTACG